TCAAGCGGAGGCCAGTATTCAACATTTGAGTCTACTACTTCCAGCAACACGCTGGACGGTGCGGCTGTACTGAATGCTGTTACTCAACTGAAGGTTAACCGAGCACAACCCACCAGCGGTGGGATGTATGCTTGTGTTGCAAGTCCTCAAGTATTGAGCGACATCATGCAGGACAACACTTGGTTGAATGCCTCTCAGTACAGCAATGTTGAAGAGTTGTATAAGGGGGAAGTTGGCCGTCTTTTCGGCGCAAAATTCGTCATGACGAGCAATCCCTTCATCACTGAGTCTGCACTCGGAACTGATGCTGATCGCTTCATCTATGATGATGATTCCGGCGGCGGTGCTGCTGCGGACAAAGATGTTCATGTTTCCCTGTTCTTGGGAGACGGAGCTTATGGAGTACCGGAGCTAAGTAGTCAGTCTCCATTCAGTCCGAAGATGATAATCACAGATTCAGCAGATAAGAGCGATCCTCTTAACATGCTGATTACTGCTGGTTTCAAGACCTTCTGGACTGCCTTGAGGCAGAACACCAGCTACTACGTTATCATGCGGAGCAAGACTGCTTCGACTGCGTAAGAGTTAAACAAGTTATGAAACCTAAAGGTGGAGTAACCCTTATTATTGCCGTGGGAGGGGGGAAACCCCCTCACCACGGTCATTCCGATAAAGACAAGAAAGAAGGTTGCGAAATGATTAAATTACCAATGGATGCGTTGGTGTCCGCAGATGAAGCAGGTGAAGGTGTTTCCCCCGAAGTGGGTGACGCAATCGTGCTTGATGCAGTCGAGGGTGAAGTGACTGCGATTAACGATGACGGTACGGCTCACGTTGAGCTGGTGAGCACGGGTGGTGTTCCCATTGAGTATGTTGAACACGTTTCTGAGGAAGAAGCCGAGGAAGAAGTTGACGTTGCTGATGTTGAAGGTGCAGAACTTTTGGCGGCAGCGGGGGAAGCAGATGAAAAGATGGGGTATTAAATGCCTATCTACTCCTTTGCTTCTGAAGATGGTAAGACCCTCGATGAGATTGTTCCTCTAGGGACGAGTCATATAACCCGTGACGGGGTTAGGTACGAGAAAGTCTTGGCGGGTGAATGCTTTACTGTCGGCAATCAAGTTAAGATTCCTTCCCAAGCCGAGCAGGTGAAGGACGGCTATCATAAGCTGGAGCAAAAGGAAGGCTCCCGTTTCCTTCGCAAATCACAATTTAGTACGAAACAAATTAAGAACGCATGGGGGTTTTAGATGGCCAACACTAAAATTACAGAGTTAACCGAGCTATCAGCCGCACCAGCTTCGGCTGACGTATTTTGCCTTGTAGATGTCAGTGACGTGACAATGGGGGCGAGCGGCACGACCAAGAAGATACAGGCGACAACCATGACCCCTACACTGGGGTCAACAGTGCTTACCCTTGGGGCAACAACCACTTCGGTGACTGGATTGACTTCTGTTGGTTCCACTTCTTTTACTGGCGCATTGGTGGGGGATGTTACGGGAGACTTGACGGGCGCAGTCACGGCAACTGGTACACTGGCTGACGGTGTAACTGGCACAACCCAATCTGCAAGTGACAACTCTACAAAGGTTGCCACTACTGCCTACGTTGATGCACAGGTGGGATCATCGGACACATTGGCCGAGGTATTGGCTAATGGTAACACCACTGGCTCAACGAACATCATCGTAAGTGCAAGCCAATCAATCACCACTGATACCATCGCAGAAACAACTGCTGCTGCTGGAGTCACGATTGACAGTGTTCTCGTAAAGGACAACACAGTAACAGCAACCACATTCACTGGCGCACTCACTGGCAACGTTACCGGAGATGTTACCGGAGATGTTACTGGAGACTTAACCGGAGATGTAACCGGAGACTTAACCGGAGATGTAACCGGAGCGGTGACAGGGAATGTTACGGGTAACGTAACGGGAAATTTAACAGGGAACGTCACTGGAGATTTAACAGGGGATGTAACTGGAGATGTTACTGGCTCATCGGGGAGTTGCACTGGCAATGCGGCTACGGTAACAAACGGGGTTTATACAACAAACAATCTTTCAGCTTTAGCAGCCACAACTTCCGCGCAATTAGCTGGAGTCATTTCAGATGAGACAGGGAGCGGTGCATTGGTATTTGCTACCAGCCCGACACTGGTAACTCCTGCACTCGGAACCCCTGCAAGCGGGGTGCTAACGAATTGCACTGGATACACCGGAGACTCCTCACTTGTGACAGTCGGAACGATTGCGTCCGGCACATGGAACGGAACAGCTATTGACGGTGCGTATGTAGACATTGAAGGCACAGAGATTAAGTCCACTGGCGAGACAGGCGGAACGAAGTTCCTACGAGAAGATGGGGATGGGACTTGTAGCTGGGTGGCAGTGAGTGGCAGCGGAACCGTAACCAGCGTAGCAACATCGGGTACGGTCAATGGACTCACTTTGACCGGAGGGACGATTACGACCAGCGGAACGATTACTCTTGGCGGAACTCTTTCAGTGGATTTAACGGCTGACGTTACCGGAACTCTCCCTGCCGCAAATGGAGGAACCGGACTCACAAGCATCTCAACTTTACTTAACAGCAACACCACTAAATCGGATGTAGGATTGAGTGCTGTTGAGAACACGGCTATTTCCACTTGGGCTGGAACTTCCAGTGTTACCACGCTGGGAACAGTTACCACGGGGACATGGACGGGTACGGCTATTGATGGGGCTTACGTTGATGTAGAAGGAACAGAAATCAAGTCTACCGGAGAAGCCGGAGGCACAAAGTTTCTGCGCGAAGACGGGGATGGAACCTGCTCTTGGCAAGCTGTTAGCGGTAGTGGAACCGTTACCAGCGTAGCTATAACAGGCACAGACGGTATTGACGTTGACTCCGGCTCCCCTATCACGTCCAGCGGAACGATTACGCTCGGACTTTCGGGTATAGCGAATTCTGCCTTAACTAATTCTTCAGTGAGTTACGGTGGGGTAAGTGTTGCTCTCGGAGCTTCTGACGCGACTCCGGCTTTTGATTTATCTGATGCAACAGCTTACACCGGAGACAGTTCACTGGTTACAACCGGAACAGTCACCAGCGGAACTTGGGGAACAGGTGCGGTTGTGGGTGGGGCAACAATGACTCTTGGCAGTGATGCGGAGGGTGATGTTTATTATCGGAACGCATCGGGAGTGTTAACTCGGCTAGGAGTGGGGTCGGATGCTGATGTCTTGACTCTTGCCAGCGGAGTGCCGAGCTGGGCTACTCCCAGCGGAGGGAGTGGAACTGTAACCAGCGTGGGAGGCGGGACAGGCTTATCGGGAACCGTAACCAGTTCCGGTAGTCTCGACCTCGATCTTGATAGTTTGTCGGATATAACGGCTGGGGGTGATGTTAGTGGATGGAGTGCTGGGGACACCATTGCCATTACTGACTCTTCGGACAGTAATAACCCTGCGCGAATTAAACTCCCAGCAGAAATCTGCATAGCTTGCTCTGATGAAACGACAGCCATTGATTCAACCGGAGTGAAGGCTACCTTTATGGTTCCAAGAGCCATGACAGTTACCGAGGTTAAACTTTCCTTAACCACAGCAGACACTATGGGCCTTACGTTAAATTTAGATGACCGCGACGACGACCCAAGCTCCAGTGGGACATCTATGCTGTATTCGGATTTACATTCCTCATCGGATTACACTGCCTCGACCACAACATTTGACGGTTCGGCAGGAAGCTACGATTTGGATGAAGACGATTTTGTTGCAGTAGATGTAACCCATGAAGGAGACAGTGCGGCAGCAGGACTCAAGGTTTGGTTGCTGGGTTATTGGACTTAAAGAATGAGCAACATCATCAATCCATATCGGTATGCGACTGGCGGAGGAGGATTCTCCAACGATTACAGCGTGGAGTTTGATGGTGTAGACCAGTATTGCGACCTTGGATTCACAACTCCCGCCGTCTCAGCCTTCACTTGGAGTGCGTGGGTTAAAACTACTGACACTACTGCTTCCATTGTTGGGGAGATGTACCTTGGTGCTCTTATCCACTCAAGAGGTGGCATTTTCATTTACGGAGACAACTGGTATTTCTCGATGGGTGACGGTAGTTCTTATGACTATGACAACACCTCCTTTAGTGCTTCAGCAATCCTCGATGGAAACTGGCATCATGTAGCCCAAGTTATTGATGAGTATGATTGGACTATGTACGTTGATGGCGAAGAGGATTGCACTTGGACTTCCTCTGTGTCTGCTGGAACCGTAGGAGCGCAAAACCTAACTATAGGTGCTTTAGGGGCAACGTATTGGTTTGCTGATGGCAAGATAGACGAGGTAGCCTTCTTCACTTCTGCATTGGGCTCTCTTGATATTGAGGATATCTACAATAGTGGAACTCCCACAGACTTAACCGATTACAGTCCCTACGGTTGGTGGAGGATGGGGGATAACGATGGGGGAACCGGAACAACCATTACGGATCAAGGAAGCGCAGGTAATGATGGAACTTTGGAAAACAGTCCAACTTACAGCACGGATGTACCAACATGAGTTATGTAATAATTGATAAGTCGGAAATCTCTAGTGTGGATTTTAGTGAAGTCCTTGAAACTTCCTCTGACACACTTCGTTTTAGTGTGGATGGAGAGAAGACTATTGTTCAATTCAAGGGTACGACCCCATCTTTTTTGGACGGGAAAACGCAATACTCCCATTCAGAGATTTTAGAGATTACCTCGGGTGAAGAATGGAACAAACAACCAAATAATAACAATGACATTTAGCATAACAAGATGTGAAGCGCGTGTGCTGCCCGAAAAAGACGGGAAGCAGAATGTGGTTTCAGAAATAGTAGTTGGAATGACCGGAGTAGATGAGGTTCTCGGCTTATCGGGCTACCGCGATACACTGGTCAAGCTCCCTGCCCCCGACCCCAACAACTTCACTCCCTTTGAAGACATTGATGAGGCTTGGGTGAAGCCGATATGTGAGGGGGTCGCAAAGGATAATAACTGGGAAGAGAGCATAATGAACGAGATTGCTGCGGCTAAAGATCGGCCAGTGCAGAAGGCTTTCTCTTTCCAACAGAAACAACCGGAGCCGACTGAATAATTTTAGATGTATCGGGTGGAGATATGAATGATTTGGAATGGTTAAAAGTGTTCGGAGTAAACGGCACAGTGTTTGCCACTGTATCCCTGTCGGACATTGAACTTGTTCTAAAGATTGTCCTACTAATCGTCACGATATGTTGGACAGCAATTAAAATAGTTAAACTAATAAAAGAAGAATGAAAGCTGGATATAAAACAACAGAGTTTTGGTTAACCGCCCTTTGCACTATATGTGGCTTGCTTTATGCAAGCGGGGTGATTGTCCAAGACGGATCAACCGGAATAGAAAAAGCAGTGGCCTTTGTTGCGTCAGCATTAGCTGCGCTGGGTTACTCCCACTCGCGTGGGCAAGCCAAGGCTGCTGATAAAGGATAATGATTGGTGAACTCCTTGCTGCTCTGAAGGCAGTGCCACGAATAGTGGATGCCTTGGAGCAGTTGGGAGATGTGGCAACCGCGCAGATGGCGCAGAAGAGAAAAGATGAGAAAGATAAAACAGTTGACGATCTTATTGCTGCTGCTCGTGAGCGCAGGTTGCATAAGCGTGAAGCTGAACGGATTTCAAGAGATAGTGGAGAGGAATCAGACGGGGTTTGAGAATGCCGTTGAGAGTGATGAAGGGGCGGAGTTCGTCCGGCAACTGGGTAAGTACATTAATAAACTGGAACAACAAATAGAGGCAAATTGATATGGCAACTATCGCAGACTTAACCGGAGAGACTATCGGCTCGTCTTACGGGACACTTTTAATGGTGACAGACACCGCTGGCATCACCAATTCCTTGCAGACAGTGCAGGACGGATTGGGAGCCAATGATTCCGCGCTCAAGTTGTCCACTACTGTTGTCCGTGTGAACGGTTCCCTTGGTGTAGGAGTGGATTCTCCGGAGTACGTTATCCACGCCCAAACTGCCGATGATTACGTTGGGAAGTTTGAATCCACTGACGCAGGGGCCAGCATCATCCTTGAGGATAACGGCTCCACCACGGACGGGAATCGGATTACCGTTACCAGTGATGCTTTGAGCATAGCCACAGCCAACGTCACGGCGTTAACCGTAGACGGTTCACAGCGAGTCGGCATTGGGGGTACGCCGGCCGGCAGCGGGCAGTTGGATGTATTAAGCTCTAACACGAACATCACGCCCTCAAGCGTGGCAGGTGCAGGAATTTCTTTACGGAACACTCATGCTACCGACGATAACTACTCCTTCATTCGCTTTGACTCAAGCGGAGGCAATATTACATCGGGAATATTTGGAGTAACTACAAACCAAACAAGCAGTTACGGTGAATTATCTTTCGCAACTGTTGGCAGCGGTGGCTTTGCCGAAGCCATGCGAATCGACTCTTCGGGAGTGGTTAAACTTAATCAAGTAGACGAATCTGAAATTGCTTTCCGCCGCAACAACACTGGCGCGATGGACTGCGGTAAAATCACATTCGGTGATAACACTGATGCTCGCGCACAGATTCAAGGAGAAACAACCACAGCTTCCGATGACGGGGAGCTAACCTTCTCAACGGCAGATAACGGAACACTGGCCGAACGTATGCGAATCGACTCTAATGGCTACGTCGGCATAGGCACCGCTGCGCCAATTGGTTTATTGTCCCTAGAAAGTGAGGGAGACAACTTCCTCCAATTTGAACTCACGGGAACAGGTGCTAACGTGTGGAGTGTTGGCATGGACAACAACGACGGGAACTTCAAGATCATTGATGGAGCTGCTGGAGACACACC